AGAGGGTACTGAGGAAGCAATAGAGAGGTTTATAGACTATATTCCTAAGATTAAGGCACAAGTTAAGCAGATCCAGAAAGTAGAGCAATTAGATCAGGTATTGTTTGCAGGATTAGGAGATTTAGTAGAATCTTGTTCAAATCATTATAATATGCAAGAATTTTCAACAATAATGGATGAAAGATCTCAACAAAAGGTAGCTAGGAGGATGATTTACACCTTAATTAAGGAGATTATGCCACTATTTAGCAAAGGTTTAGTTTGTTTTATAGGTGGTAATCATGGAGAAAACAGAAAGAATGGCAAAGCTTATACAACTTTTGCAGATAATAAAGATGTAATGTTAGCTGAGGAGCTGCAAGAAATATTTAAAGAATCTCCTGCATATAACAAAAGTTTAGATTTTATTATTCCAGATAATGAATTGCACTTAACTTTAGAGGTTTCTGATACAGTATTACTGCTACTTCATGGACATCAGATGAAAGGTGCGGGGAACTCACAAGCTAAAGCTAGAAAATGGCTATCAGATCAAGCATTTTCAAGAAATTCCACAAGTGATGCTGATATTGTTTTGCATGGACATTATCACTTTTTTTCTGCTTATGAAAGCTCTGATAGATTAATACTACAAGCTCCAACATTAGATTCAGGCTCAGAATGGTTTGCAAACACAAAAGGGGATAAATCTAGGGCAGGAATGCTTACTTTTGTAATTGGAGGAAAAGAAAAATGGGATTATATTAAGGTAATAAGGTAAATAATGAAACTTGAAGTATTAAGATTTAATAGCTCTGATGACTTTACTACAGGGCTTTTATTTGATGTAACAGACAATATAAGATCTTTTCTTTGTTACACATTAGAGGATGAAGCAAGAACAGTAAAACAATGGGGAGAAACAAGAATACCTGCAGCTACATATAATCTAAGTTTGAGAACTGAGGGAGGCTTTCACTCAAGATATTTAACTAAATTTGGTGCAGAGTTCCACAAAGGTATGTTGTGGGTGCAACCAGATCCAAAAGGATTTGAATATATTTTATGGCATATAGGTAATGATGATGATGATACAGCAGGTTGTTTGCTTGTTGGAAAAACATCACAGGACAACTTTATTGGAAATTCAACAACTGCATATAAAGAGATTTATCCACCAATCAGAGATGCAATACTCTCTGGAGAGGAAGTAACTGTAACTTATAGAAACTTTGATGGGAGCATGGATTCTGAAAAACTAAATAAAATCAATAATACTTCTAATATTTCAAAAGATCAGGAGGGTATTATGGATTTATTATCTACAGAAATAAAACACTTGAAAGCTGAAGTCAAAGCTCTAAGACAGGCAATCATACTAAAAGGAATGCAAGTTAAATAATTTAACTCATTTACAATCATGAATATAAAATGTCATTCCTGTATGGAAAAACTAGAATTAATAAATAATGCTTTTGTATGTATTAAAAAAAAGTGTAATCAATTTAAAAAGGTACAAACAAAGATGAAAGAGGAGGAGTAAGCTATGTCAGATGAGATGAAAGATATGCTTGAGAGAGCTATTTGGACTTTTATAGAGGCTTTTATTGGAGCTTTGACTATATCTCCACTTGTAGGGGTAGATGCTAATGCTTTACAATTAGCTGCTATTTCTGGAGGAGGTGCAGCTTTAGCTGTTATAAAGACTTATGCTAAGAAAAAAATAAGTTAAAATAGATTGGGGATTCTAGCAATAGATCTCTTTTTAGTTACAAGTAACATTAAAAAAGCAGGAGATTTGTATCTCCTGCTTTTTTGTTGAACAGGTAAGAGGTTGATTAGGGTTGCAGTAATACATACATAAGGGAGTATATATATCTGAGAACTCTACCTGCTTTCTATTAACTATAACAAAGCTTTGGAACAAATAATAAATTATTTTCTTTTTTACCTGTTTTTGTCATTTATGTTGTTTATAGTATTTAACACAAACAAATTATTTCTGCAGCTTTTAAAAAGAGGTAGTTGATTAGGATCTTGAATCAGAGGACTAGCTGCACCTCATAGAAACTAGGGTTAGAGCCTATTACTCCACAATGTAAAATGCTACTAAATTTAGTATTCTGGTTTATGGGAGGGAGTGGCACAGGGTTAGTTACACATTTAACTATTACAACTATAGTTGTTAAAAATAGCCCAAGCCCTTTTACTAGGCTTGGGCTTATTAATCTTAATTTAGTCATTGACAATGAGACAAATTTATGAGACAATTATTTCATAGTTGATTAGGAGATACATAAATGAAAAATATTATAACAAAAAAACAAGTTGCAGAGTATGTAGATATTATTAATGACATACTTTATAAAATTGATAAACAACCACATAATGAATTAGTTGTTGATTTATTAACAAATTTAAGACAAATTAAAAAATTGCTTATAGATTTTGTTGAGGAGGTGCAATAATGATGATTCAAGAATGGATCTATTTAGGCTTAGCTTTATATGGCTTTGCTTCTTTAATAATAACAATATCATTTGTTTGGCTATGGGCAGAAAAAAAGCTGCTAAATAGTAAAACAGATTTTGAAACAAGATTGCACAAAGGAGAGATTCTTAGCAGAAAGAATATATTCTGATGTTTGAATTACAGAAACCAAACAAACATAATTGGTGTTATAGATTTGTTTATTGGAAAAATGATACTAAAAGAAGTAATTTTTACACAATAGAAACAAATTTAGGATTTAAGTATGCAGAAAATTTGGCTTGGAATAGTGCATTGTGGGATGGATGTATGAACATGATATATCTAGGAAAAAATAAAATGGAGGTTGATAATGGCACAAATGCCTAAGTTCTTAGAGGACTATACAACTGTTGATGAACTCATCAGCAAAATGAATAAAGAATATCCAGAATCAAGATTAATTTCTGAAATGGTTGGATATGGAGATGATTGGGTAATATTTAAAAGCTCTTTCTATGAAACAAAAGAGGATACAGAGCCAAAAGCTGTTGCCTATGCAAAGCAAACTAGCAAAGATCATAATTCTTGGTTTGAGATGGCTAACACAAAAGCAAATGGGAGATGCTTAAGAATTGTATTCTCTGAATCTACTTTAGCTGAGGAGATGATCGGTATTGCTCCTAGTAAGGATGCAGCTCCTAAAAAAACTAGCCTAGAAAAGAAAGTAGAAAATTTACAAGCTGAGGGCTTAGTTGAGGATATAACTGATAGCAAACAGGCAATAATGAATAACATTAAAGAGTTTGCCATGCAGATAACTAATCAAGACTTAGACAAAGCAAGAGGATTTACTGCACAGGCATTAGGTGCTATGAATATATCTAAAAATGATGTTTCTTTTGGTAATATGCAATCAGTAAAAAATAAGATTCAAGATATTGCTACTGAAGCTAGAACTCATATTGATAACGGGGAATAAATGTTTAATTTATTTGGTAAAAGTAAACCATTATCACATATTGAAACTTTATATTTAGAGAAAGATTTATCTTTAGCTAAAAAGATTAGATATATTTTAGAACTAGAGGGCAGCATTTGCACTTTAGATCCTAATCTAAATAAAAATGGCAATCTTAGAAAGGTTGTGCATAGACTTAAAAAAGAAAAAAATACTGATATTTATAAAGAGGAGTGCAGCTGTGATTTCACGTGTGAATTTAGAGAAAAAGCTCCACTTAATAAAGATGGAACACCTAGAAAGCATTACAGCTACAAAAAGGATTGGGCATCATAAAAAAGATGAGAAATAATATATGAATAGATTTAAGCAGGAAACATATAGAACTCAACATAATATTCAATCTCATGATTATTGGACACCTCCAGAAGTGTTTGAAAATTTAGATATTGAATTTGATATAGATGTTGCATCTCCTGTAGGTGGTGTAGATTGGATTCCTACTAAAAAATATTTTACTGAACAAGATGATGGTTTAGAACAAGATTGGGAGGGAACAGTTTGGATGAATCCTCCTTATGGTAAATATACAGAATATTGGCTAGATAAATTTATAAAACATAATGATGGAATAGCTTTAGTATTTTCCAGAACAGATACAAAATGGTTTCATAATTATGTTAAGAAAGCTGATGCAGTTTTATTTATTAAAGGTAGATTATTTTTTTATAAATCAGGAATAAAGTCAAAACATTCAGCAGGAAATGGATCAATATTGATAGCTTGTGGAGAAAAATCAGTAAATGCTTTACAGCAATCTAATTTAGGTTGGTTTGTAAAGTTATGAAAGTATTAGAACTATTTGCAGGTAGTTGCAGCTTTAGTAATGTTGCAGCTACTTATGGATTCGAAACTTATACTACAGATCATAAACAATATGAGACTAAAATAAATCAGATTGTTGATATATTTAATTTTAATATAAACAAAGTTCCATTCAATCCAGATATTATTTGGGCTTCTCCTCCATGCACAACTTTTAGTATTGCAAGTTGTGGAACTCATTGGACAGCACCAGATAAAAATGGATATAGAGAGCCTAAGACAAATCAGGCTGAATCAGGTTTGCTTATGTTAGAACAAACTATTTGGATAATGTCTAATTTACAGCCTAAATATTATTTTATAGAAAATCCTAGAGGTTTAATGAGAAAAATGGGAGCAGTTCAGCATTTACCTAGATACACAGTTTCTTATTGTCAGTATGGAGATACAAGAATGAAGCCAACAGATATTTGGACTAATTTAAAATTTGATGCAAAACTTTGTAAGAATGGTGCAACTTGTCATGAAGCAGCACCTAGAGGATCAAGAACAGGAACACAGGGATTAAAGAATAATCATGAAAGATCAAAAATTCCTAATCTTTTGTGTAAAGAAATAATAGAAACAATATTACAAAAAGAAAATGATTGAACTTTTATTAACTTGCTCATTGTTAGGTAGTGTTCATTTTGATTTACAAGATGTAACACAGATTCACACAGTATCTAATCAATGTGAGTTAATAGAGGAGGTGCAAGAGTGGATTCCATTAATAAAAAATTACTTTCAGGCACAGGATGAAGCTCTTGCATTGACTGTTTTATATTGTGAGAGTTCAGGTAGAGAAAAAGCAAAAGGCTATAACAATGATGGCTCAATAGATCAGGGGCTATTTCAATTTAATTCAGAAACAGAAAAATGGCTTGAAAAAGATATATATAAAAGAGAATTAGATATGTATGATGCAGAAACAAATGTTAAAGCTGCTAGGTGGCTTTCTCTTAATGATGGTTGGCATCATTGGAACAGTAGCAAAAATTGTTGGGGTAAATATGATACCTTTACCAAATAAAAAATATAATATAATATATGCAGATCCTGCATGGAATTTTAAAACTTATTCTGATAAAGGCAAAGACAGAAGCCCAGATAAGCATTATCCTGTTATGTCTATTCAAAATATAAAAAATTTACCAATACAAGATATTGCTGATGATGATTGCATTTTATTTATGTGGGTTACTTTTCCACTATTAAAACAGGGATTTGAGGTTATAGATGCTTGGGGCTTTACTTATAAGACAGTTGCCTTTAATTGGGTAAAGAAAAATAAAAAATCAGATTCTTGGTTTTGGGGTTTAGGCTATTGGACAAGAGCAAATGCAGAGCTTTGTCTATTAGCTACAACAGGAAGTATTAAAAGGCAATCTGCCTCTGTACATCAAATCATAGACACAAGAATAGAAAAACATTCAAAAAAACCTGATATTGTAAGAGATAAAATAATTGAATTAGTTGGAGATTTACCAAGAATAGAATTATTTGCTAGAGAAACTTCTGAGGGTTGGGATAGTTGGGGTAATGAAATATGAGCGATAAACAAACAATATTTAATATTTTAAAAAGAAATGAAAATACTTTTGTTTGTTCAGGTGTTTTTATATTTGAAAATAGAATCAAAGATTATGCTCAAAGGATTTCAGAGTTAAGAAGTGCAGGGCATGATATAGAGGGCATAGCTTGTCAAGAACACAATCATAAATTATTCATGTATAAATTGAAAGTAGAATATTTCAGAGATACTCTATTCTAATGGAATATGCTGCAGATGAAATAAATTATGGCTACAGAGCTATATTAATGATTATTAATTCTGAGCATACTTTGATTGACAAACTAGACAACATAAAAGAAATAGATCCTGTGAATCAGCATCCTGTATTCAGCACAAATAAAGGTGGATTATCATTCTCAGTATTGATGAAAGATTTGCAAACAGTTGTAGAAATAGTGTTGAATCATGGAGATAGATTTGACATTCATACAATGACTAAGCTTGGAACAGCAACAATTCTTGATGAAACTGTAGAAACCTTAATAAATTTCTTGCATATATTTTATGTCAATCTAGTAGATGATGAAAATAAGTTATTAAACTCAGCACTAGATAAATCAAAATACAGGAGAGCTGCAAAGACTATGCACTATAGAGAAATGTTTGGAGATGACATATCAGGGGATTGAATATAAAAAGCATCAAAAAGTAAAGTTTATAATTCCTAATGATTATAGGATTATAGATCCACAAACTAAAAAAATAATCTGGAGATATGGAACAATTAAATTTTTTTCAAATAATAAAATTTCTGCATGGGTGCAAGAAACAGGCGCTAAAGAGCCAATAAAAATTTCGTTTTTTTGTATTTTGCCTGTACATTAATATTATATGAAAGCACAAGTGAATTTAAGCCAAGTATTACAGGGTGGATTAGCAGCTCTGGTTGCATGGTTGTTTAAAACAGTTAATGATTTGCAACAAGAAGTAGCTGTTCTTATGGTACAGATAACTGATGCTAAAGATGACCTTATAGCTCTTGCCATGAGAGAACAAGAATTAAATTCAGCAATTACTGAGATTCTTATAAAACTAGGTGGCTAATGTTAGCCAAGATAAAAGATAATTTAGCTTTAGTAGTTACTGCTATAACTCTTATGGGATCTATTGGAGCAGGAGTTCAAAGCTTAGGAGCTGTTATAAATACTCTTTCAAACATAGATGAGAGAATGAATGTTATTGAAACAGATTTTGAAACCTTAAAAGAATCAACAATGGTCTCAAATGATATTGCAATACTTTATGAAAAGATATATCAATTAGAGCAAGTAGCTTATAATGCAGAGTATTTAGATACAGAGCTTACAACTTTAAGAGCAAATTACCAGAACTTGGAAAAGGAAGTAAGAGATCTGGAATGGAAAGTTGAGGATTTTCAGGCTAGATATATTTCAGAGCTTAACAATCCTCCTCAAGATTCACAATCTTATGAGCTAATGAAATGGGAATGGCAGGATTTGCTGAAAAAAGTAACAACATTAGAAAATAATCAGCTTGAATCATGGGAATTAGATAATTTAAGAGATAGGATAACTTACTTAGAAGCATATATGCACCAACATTAGTCTATAATTGATTTATGGATTATATAGATGATATGTCTTTGGCTTTACCAAATCAACAACAAGTAGGAGAATCCAACATTGATTTTAAAAGATTTCAGTATTATTTAGGTTTAGGAGCTGCAAGAACTCTCTCAAAAGTTTCAGAAAACTTCAGTTTGACAGAGAGGAGAATATATCAAATATCTGCTAAAAATCAATGGCAAGATAGAGTAAAAGCTATAAATAAAATGCTAAATGAGCAGATAATAGGGGAGGTTTTTGCTCAAGTAGGAGAAACTGCAAGAGATTTAGCAGAGGAACTCAAGCCTGTAATTTTTAAGGTTATTAGTGAAATAAATGAAAGAGATTTAGCTTCTATGAATCCTACAGAATTAAAAGGCATATTAGATATATGCTACAAGATGATAAGTCAGATTTATGGTTTAGGATCTCCACAAGTTACAGTAAATCATATAGAACAACCACAAATAAGGTTTAAATGGGATTGGGAGCAAAACGATGAGCCAGATTATTGAGGCTACTCCTCCTGATTTACATTCTGGACAAATAGAAGTTATAGAAGCATTAGACAAAAATAGATTTGTTGTTGCTGTATGTGGTAGGAGGTGGGGTAAAACTACTCTCTCATTAGTTGCAGCTATAGATCAGGCTCTCAAAGGATTAAAAGTATGGGTTATCTTTCCTGTATATCCTCAGAGTTTAGAATCATGGCTTAATTTAAAATCTTTAGTTAGGCAACTTCCAGAGGGATATGCAGAGACAAGAGAAGTAGAAAAAAGAATTGTATTAAAAAATGGTGGATCTATACAGATAAAATCAGCGAACAAGCCTGAATCATTGAGAGGTGCGGGAGGTATATCATTAATAATATTTGATGAAACTGCTTATATGGATAAAGAAACTTGGGAGACAGTTAGACCAATACTGAGTGATAGTTTAGGTAAGGCTTTATTTATATCAACTCCTAATGGGATGAATTGGTTTTATGAGTTGTTTGATAATGCAAAGAGGAGAGATGATTGGGTTGTTTTTCATTATCCTACAGAGCAATCTCCTAGAATAAACAAAGATGAATTAGCACAAGCCAGAGAGGAGTTAGGCTCTATGGTATATGCACAAGAGTTTTTAGCAGAGTTTACAGAGGTAGGACACATGTTCAAGAGAGAATGGTTTAAGTATTTTGATGTTGTAGGAGGAGATGATCCAGAATATATCTTAGGAGATGAAGTTGTAAAGCATAGTGAATTATCTATCTTTGGCACTATGGACACAGCATTGAGTATCAAAGAGACTGCTGATTATTCTGTAATAATGACAGTAGGCTCAGCTCCAAGTGGTAAGCTTTTAGTATTGGATGTATTCAGAGCCAGACTAGAAGCTCCAGAGTTACTTCCACAAATAGAAGCAAAGATAAATGAATACAACTTGTCTTGGTTGGGAGTGGAGGATTCTAGCTTTGGTTTGGGTATTATTCAGATGGCTAGGAGGCAGGGTTTGCCAATAAGAAACTTAAAAGCAGATAAAAGTAAAACTGCAAGAGCTGTACCTGCTGCTGCAGGTGTAGAAAATGGCTCTATATGGTTTTTGAAAAATGCTAAATGGCTTGTAGAATTTGAAAGAGAATTAACTAGCTTTCCATCTAGTGGATCTCATGATGATATGGTAGATGCCCTAGCTTATGCAGCTAGGTTTGGAATAGTTAGAAAGACAAATTGGAGTGTTACCTAATTGGGAATAAGAGATAATATTAGAAGTTTCTTTGCTCAGGAAGTTGAAACAGAAAAGAAAGCAGGGCAATATCCTACATCACAAGTAGTTTTTCCATTCAATACAGATGCAGGATACTTTAGTGGAGTCAATCAAATGTCTCCAGAGGGAAACTCTGCTGCTCTTGCTTGTTTGAATGTACTTGGTACAGCTTTTTCTGAGCCTCCATTGTATGTATATTTAAAGAATCAAGAGGGTATGCAATTAGTGGATAATCATCCTGCTGCAGAGTTATTATCTAATCCAAATCCAAACATGACACAATCTCTACTA